TGAATCTATAAGACCTCATCCTCGGGGCATGATGTATCCGTATTTTGAACAACATGAGTTGAACGAAATGCTTGACAACATTACTGATTTTTAATTATGAGACTACTGATCTCAGAGGTGCTACAAAAAGCACACAATGCAAAGACCAAATCACAGAAGATCAAGATCTTAAAAGAGAATGATTCTCAGACGCTTAGGTCTATCTTCATCATTAACTATGATGAAACTGTTAAATCCCTACTACCAGACGGTACACCTCCATTCAAACCAAATGAAGCACCCGAAGGTACTGAGCACACCATGTTAGAGAAGGAAGGTAGAATTCTACATCATTTCTTTAAAGGTGGTTCTAATATTCCTGGTATGAGACGTGAACGTATGTTCATTCAACTATTAGAAGGGTTACACCCTGATGAATCTAATATTGTTATCCTTGCGAAGGACAAGAAACTAAGCAAGAGATACAAGATCACCAAGGCATGTGTACAGGAAGCATTTCCACAAATTACATGGGGCAACCGTGGATGAAACATCTTGCAAAAGATTGTAAACCAGAAGCAGCACAAGATCGTACGTTACCATACAACTCGTATCTAATACAGTACAACGATGGTAGCAAACAGATCAACGACATAGTTATGTCATCTAAGATGGCAGACGTCTTTGATTATTATTGGGACAGATTTAAAGACCCAAAGATGATCTGGACACAGACACAAGGAAGAATACAACCAAGATTATGGTTAGACCAACAAGAGGAACCCAAGAAGAAACGGAAAAGAAGATGACTTACACCAGTCCATTCAAGAAAGAACCTAAACTAGAAGATGATCCTGCATACAAGTGGGGTTTTCAGCAAGGCGAAAAGATTCTTGACTTCATGCTTGGACTAGCGATACTTCCTCTCTTTGTCTGGGGAGCATGGAACTTATGTATGCCTGCTCTGTTTGGACTTCCCGCTATCGGTTATGTGAAGTCGGTAGCATTATATATTTTGACTAGATTTATTGTAAGATGAACCCACAAGTATGTCTAATCTCTGTCACACCTGACGCAGAGAAAACAATAGGTTACATTGCTCGTGTAAGTAACCCTAACAACCAAGACAATCCTAAGGTCTCAGGTTTATTAAAGTATTGTATCAAGCATCAACACTGGTCTGTATTTGAACAGGCAAGTATGACATTGCAGATCGAAACTACAAGAGGACTTGCTGCACAGATACTTAGACATCGTTCTTTTACATTCCAAGAATTTAGTCAGAGATATGCAGACTCATCTATGCTAGGTGATATTGAAGTGCCTGAGTTACGTCGACAAGATAGTAAGAACAGGCAGAACAGTATCAATGACCTTGACCCTACCATGATCCAGAAGTATGAAGTCTTGATCCAAGATCACTTCGAGCATGGCATGGAATTATATAAGAAGATGCTTGCAGATGGTATTGCAAAAGAGTGTGCTAGGTTTGTACTACCACTCGCAACTCCAACTAAACTATACATGACAGGTAGTATAAGAAGTTGGATACATTATATTACCCTTCGTGGTGCCAATGGTACACAGAAGGAACACATGGATGTAGTTGCACTTGCTAAACGTCATTTCATATGTCAGTTCCCAATCATATCAGAAGCACTTGAATGGTGTTCAGAGGATTGTGAATGTAATGAATTGGATGATTACGCAGCAAACATACAACCTTGTTTGAGGATAGACTAATGATTATTAAAGACAAACTAAAAGCACAAGTGAAAACTAAGTTCTATTATCTCTTCTGGGGTTTAGCAACTGTCTCTGTATTTGCAGGACAACTCTACGTTGGTTCTGGTTATCGAAAGATGGCAGAGACCAGTGAACAGATCTCTGCCGACGTCAGTCTACTCATAGAGACTATGATATATGGTCGTGGTCGACCTCAACCATCACCATCCCCTGATTACCCTATCATCCGTTAAACAAATGCCTACCTATCCTTTAATAAATAAGACCACAGGTGAGAAGAAAGAACTCTCCATGAGTATGAAAGCATACGATGAGTGGCGAGAAGCAAATCCAGACTGGGATAAAGACTGGTCAGCAGGAATTTCTGGTACCATATATGGTAAACCAAAACAGACTGACGGATTTAAAGAAGTCATGCAAAAGATCTCAGCAGAACACCCCAAAGCGAACCTCTCGCAATACACATAATGCCAGTCAAAAGAAGGAAAACTCCAACCCAAGTGTCCATGAGTCAAAAACAAATGAGACGTAAGAAACCAATCAACCTTGAACATTTAAGTACGATTGAACCACTTACAGACAACCAAAAGAAAGTCTTCGATGCATACAACGAGGGCAAGAACCTAGTGCTTCATGGTGCAGCAGGAACAGGTAAGACTTTCATTAGTTTGTACCTTGCTTTACAGACAGTACTAGATCCTTCTACACCATATGAGAAGGTGTACATGGTACGTTCACTTGTACCTACAAGAGAGATTGGATTCCTTCCAGGGGATCATGAGGATAAGAGTAACCTATATCAAATACCATACAAGAACATGGTGAAGTACATGTTCAAGATGCCTGATGATTCATCATTTGAAATGCTCTATGATAATTTAAGAGCACAAGAAACAGTTTCATTCTGGTCGACATCATTCATAAGGGGTGTCACATTAGATAAGTGTGTTATAATAGTAGATGAGTTTAGTAATTTAAACTTCCACGAACTTGATTCAATCATCACTCGTGTTGGTGAGGATGCTAAGATCATATTCTCAGGAGACTACACCCAGTCGGACCTGACAAAGACTAACGAGAGGACAGGAGTGCTAGACTTCATGAAGATACTACAAACAATGCCATCATTCTCATGTACTGAGTTTGGTATTGAAGATATTGTAAGATCTGGTATGGTAAGAGAGTATCTCGTAAGTAAAATTAACCTAGGATTTCAAACTTAATGAAAACATTTAATCATGTGGGGTCTGCTGCTGAACTCAAACCTTTATCAGCAACCCAAGTGAAAGGGAGGAGATTCTATAAGACTCCCGACGACCAATGGTATCCATCTGTTACCACAGTAGTGAGTCACATTAGTAGTGCCACACTGAAAGCATGGGAAGAACGTGTAGGATTTGAAGAGGCGGAGAAGGTTCGTCGTACATCATCATTAAGAGGAACAAAGTATCATGGCATCGTTGAGAACTACTTGCAAGGTAACCTTGAAGAGGTGGACAAAAGCGAGGGTCTTCCCAAGTACCTTTTTGGGTTTAGTCGTGAGGTTCTTGACCGTATTGATAATGTTCACGCTATTGAAGCACCTCTTTACTCTGACGATTTACGTATTGCTGGTCGTGTCGATTGCATTGCTGAGTTTGATGGGGAACTTGCTATAATAGATTTCAAAACAACTAAGGCACTCAAACGTGAGGAGTGGTTGCACAAATACTTTGTACAGGAAGCAGCATATGCTTACATGTATTGGGAAAGGACTGGGTGTGAAGTAAAGAAACTTGTTACTATTTCTGTGGCAGAAGACGGACAGACACAGGTAGTAGAAAAGTATGACAAGACACCTTACATTGATGTCTTATGTGAATGGATTAAAGAATTTCGTTACTACTTAGAGGGTATGGCATCATGAAGGATCTTGAAGAGAATTTTATGACACAGAATAAGTTCAGTGGTCTTGTTGAGACCCTAGTACAGAACAATAATGGTCTTATAAATTATATTGAGGCAGTTGCATCTGTATGTGAGGAGTATGAGATCGAGATTGAGAGAGTCAATAAACTTATATCTAAACCCCTCAAAGATAAGATCAAAGCAAATGCACAACAACTAAACTGTATTAAACGAACCAGTCGTGGAGTGTTACCCTTATGAGTATAGATGACGAAGACTTTTTTAAATCGGAAGTCGTTAAAGAAGAACTAGATGATCTCCAAGAGACATACACCGAACTGTTGCAGATGTCACAGGGATTCCAATCCTTTGACAAGGAAGCAAGGATAGAACATATTGAAAAGACATTAGATCTTATTGCTAAACAGAAGGTATTCTATTCAAGACTGCAACTGATGGCAGGATATGTAGAAGCAAATAGTGAGGATGCTGAGGAGAAATCAGAGATCGGAGAGATGAAAGAAAGGATAGATCAGATGTCATCAATGTACTCAGGAGGTGGGAACCTCTTGAACATTTTACAAGTCATGGAAGACAAACTACTAGGTTGGAAGAAGGACTTGACGGATGGTAAGGAAGGTCACGACTTCCAAATATAAGGGGTTGACAAGACCTAAATAGTATGCCATCATATATGGTGGCGAACAAACCAAATACAACAACAATACGGAGAATACGAATGTCATTTTCATCGCTTAAAAAGTCTAGCAGTTCATCTATCAGTTCTTTAACAAAAGAATTAGACAAGATGACTAAGCAAGGCGGGGGCAAAGGTCCCGATGAGCGTCTTTGGAAACCTGAGGTGGACAAAGCAGGGAATGGTTACGCAGTAATCAGATTCCTTCCTGCTCCTGCAAAGGAAGATCTACCATGGGCACAAGTCTTTTCTCATGCATTCCAGGGTCCTGGTGGTTGGTACATCGAGAACTCGTTGACTACTCTTGGTCAGCAAGATCCAGTCGGTGATCTCAACCGCGTGCTCTGGAATTCTGGTTTAGATTCCGACAAAGATGTTGCAAGAAAACAAAAGCGTAAGTTATCTTACTACTCAAACATATACGTAGTCAAAGATCCACTTCATCCTGAGAACGAAGGAAGAGTATTCCTTTACAAGTATGGGAAGAAGATTCATGATAAGATTGCTGAGTCAATGAAACCTCAGTTTGAAGATGAGGACCCAATCAATCCTTTCTGTTTCTGGAAAGGTGCTGACTTCAAATTAAAGATAGTCAAGCAAGATGGGTACTGGAACTATGATCGTTCTGAGTTTGCTTCCAAAGGAACACTCGGTAACTTTGAAGACAGTAAGTTAGAGGAGATCTACAATCAGGAGTTTAGTTTAAACTCATTCACTGATTCTAAGAACTTCAAGTCATACGAACAACTAGAAACAAGATTGAATCTAGTGCTTGGTAAGACTAATCGTGCTGCTTCATTAGAGGAAGACGGTTTAGATTATGAAGATAAGATTACAGAACCAGTTGCAGAAGTGTCTACTACTCCAACACCAGGGTTCGGTAATGCAGTATCATCATTGAAAGAAGAGGAAGATCCTGATCTATCCTACTTCGCTAAACTAGCAGAAGAGTAATGAAGAGAATCGTGGTTGCACTCGCAGCACTATCGTTTGCAACTCCTACCCAAGCATTAACTTGGAAGGAGTTTTGGGAACCCTTTACAAGTGAACATTATCGTTCATACGACAGAGGTTACTATTATAATGAACACGATGGTTGCTACCGAGTGGATTACGATTATCATTACGAGATTCCTGGGTACTATGACGGACGTCGTTGGGTTCCTAGGACAAGTAAATGGGAGAGGAGAAGTAAGTGGGTCAACTGTCATCGACAGTACAAACGTTACCACTCTCCTCACCACCATCATCATTGACCCATATATTATTTCACTTTTGAAATGAAAAAGTGGGTGCAAAAAATTCGCGGTAATTTTTCGCCCCCAGGGTTTTTATAAATTAACATCATGTCTTGCGGTAAGAACGAACACTACAAAACTTATAGCATCGAGTGGCACAGATATCGCTATCTTAAAGAAGCGATAGATAAGTACCTAGATGACTATATTGATCCCGAAGTTATTATGACTGATATTCGACATGTGCTCCATGATAGATCTCATGCTGCACGTCAAGAAGCATCATACATAGAAAAACTAGAATCAGAACTTTAAATGCTATCAACCCAATACCGAAAACGATTAGAAAGAATTTGTGAGTCGATCGTTGCTGGTGATG